TACAGGATACTGCTGATAGTCTATCAGTGCATCCAATCCTCTTACTGCTAACTCACACAACTCATCCAACTCTTCAACCTTATTAATCTTACCTACATTAATAGCAGAAAGAATACACAATGCAATCTCACCACTACCATCAATATGTTGGATAGGTGTAGTAGGTAGAGTGATCTCTTGACAGAGATTACTCATGCTAACCTTATCCTTAAAGGATGAATGAGTATTACAATGATCGATATTCATGATGTATATACGACCAGTCTCTGCTCTCTCCTTTAAGAGATCAAGTATAAGTTCTTGAGCTCCGATGGTTGTTCGAGAGATTGATTCGTCTGATTCGTATTGAGTATAGAGTTCGTCAAAGGTATCGCTACCAAAAGCGTCATACAACCCAGGGACATCATGAGGGCTGAATAAACTAATAGTACTGTTCTGGATAAATCGCTCATAAAATAATTTACTTAGTTGGATACTGTAGTCGAGTTTTCTGACTCGGTTGTCTTCTGTTCCTTTGTTGTTTTTGAGAACAAGGATGTCTTGAATTTCTTGATGCCAGATCGGAAAGTGGACAGTAGCTGAACCGCCTCTGATCCCGTTTTGAGTGCAGCATCTGACAGTTGATTCAAGTTTTTTAAGGAAGGGGATGACACCTGTGTGTTGAACCTCTCCACCACGGATTTTAGAGTTGATCCCTCTGATTCTTCCTGCGTTAATACCGATACCAGCCCTTTGTGCGACGTACTTGCCAATAGCCATATCACCGCTAAAGATACTATCGAGGGTGTCATCAAGATCAACCAGAACACAAGATGCAAATTGACGAATGGGTGTTCTGACACCTGCCATGACTGGCGTTGGGATGTTGATTTTGTGCTTGCTGATTGCGTCATAATACTTTTTAATGTAATCTAATCTATAAAACTTATCGTCATCTTGAAAGAGAGTAGCAGCAATCATGATGTACATGAACTGTGGAGTCTCATAGATCTCTCCAGTGCTTCTATCTTGTACAAGATACTTGTCACATACCTGACGCATACCTGCATAGGTAAAGAGATAATCTCTATCGTGATCGATGTAACTATTTAATACACCCCACTCTTCATCAGAAAACTTCTGTAGTATTTCACTGTCATAAACCTTAAGATCTATACACTTCTTGACATGATCTTTAAGAGTAGGATGCTTATCAGGATGTCCTTTGTATACTGACTTCCTTAATCCAAATAGAAGAAGTCTAGCAGCAACGAATTGATAGTTAGGATTCTCCAACGTAATCAAATCATTAGCAGAACGAATAAGAATCTCTTGAATATCTTTGGTCTCAATTCCATCAAAGAACTGAAGACCAGAATTCATTTCAACTGCTGATTCAGACACACCTGCTAATCCATTGCAAGCATGTTCAACAATGTGATGAACCCTTTCTAAATCTAAAGAAGCGGTATCACCGTTTCTTTTCTTAACGCTAATCGTCATACCTTTTTCCATTCGGTTAATTTAACTTGTGCTTCTAGACCTTGGTACGTGTTTAATTCTACCAAAGATTTGACATCATGTCCAGCTATTACCATGTCATTTATGTCCTTTTCCTTTATTACATTTGGCCATATCACTACCTTCTCACCTCTGTCGATTGACTTGGAGATTCGTTTGATGATTTCTCTGTTGCGAGGTTCGTTATCATAAACCCAAATACAATTGCTCCAACCAAACGTCCGATCACTAACATCGGCCCCAGCCATCGCAATCGAATTATCCAAGAAGGTTGAGTCGAACGGTCCTTCGACGATGTAGATTTTTTTATTGGGATTGATCCTGTTGAGTCCATAGATTTTAGGTTTGTTTTCATCCAACATGACAGTTATATAACGTAACTTATCTTTTGGATTTAATGCACGACCTTGGAATCCAAACCACTCACCGTCCTTATCAATGAAGGGGATGATGATCCTTGGATGATCCTTGGTTATATGTGTGAAGGTAGGTTTCTGAGTGTTAACCCATGTACAAAACTCCTCAGCATAATAAAACAACGAGGGATCTAACCCTCGATTTATGATGTACTTGTAAGCAGTGTGTTCAATATTTAGACTAGAAATTTTTTTAAGATTTCCATGCTTCTTAAATACTGGTTTCTCAAATTTTGGTTTCGGAACATAAGAACCTTTACCTGTTGTACCCTTCTTATATCTCTCCATGATGTACTCATCATAGAGGTCTGGTGCCTGGTCTTTCAAGAAGTTTGGTAGAGTTCTACCTACCCCACAGTTATGGCATTTAAATACCATGTCTGATTTTGCACGAAAAAAATACCCCCTTGCCTTATTCCTATGTTTCTGTGAATCACCACAGTAGGGGCAACGGAAGTTATATAGGTCTGTCTTCTTCCTAACAAACTTATCCAGTCTGCCAGATAGAAGCATTACATATTGTGCATCAACAAATTCAGACAACTCGTTGGACTACAGGAGTCCTTATCATACTATTTGATGGAGAATCTGTCAAGTTCTTGATGAATTTTTGGCCTGGTATACTAACAAGGAAAGATATAACAGCAAGACCACCAAAAATAGACCACATTTTCTTTTCCATCGTTCTAAGACGGTCATCGACTTTTCTGATATCTCTTTCACATCCTTTCTTTATTAATGCTGTTTCTCTTTCTACTAATCTACGATTACTATCTAACTTTTCAAACAATACATTATCAACCTTGTCTTGCTTGTCTAACTTTTCGTTATGAACAGCAAGAAGTTGCCCCATCTTTACAGAATTTTCCTGTAGAGATTGGACAACCTTTTCCAGTCGCTCAATGATAGCTGTATTAACACCCTCAACCATGACTAACTGTCTGCTTCTCCCTTCACACCACCAACTCTAGCTTTCTTTTTCATGTCTTGAACTTTAGATTGAAGTTGCTTTTGTAAAGCCATCTTCTTAATCATTACCTTTTTCTTTTCAAGAGCAGTCTTCTGTTGTACTATTGCTTGCTGCTGCTTTTGATCGTCAGACTCGTTAACATTTTTCATATGCTTACTCCTTTTATTCATAAAGAACTTACCAGCTTCTCCAGGCATAATTCTTTCGATAGAAATATCCCCACGATATCTGTAATTAACAAGCAAACGTAGTTTCTGTCTGAGTTCAGCAGGATTGTTTGCATATATGATAGTATCTATATCACCTTTAGGAATCTTTACCCTATACTGAAACAATCTAGATCTACCACCAGGAACTTGTCGATCAACAGTAATAGGTCTGTCAATCTCATTATCTTCCTTCATCTTCTTACGCTTCTGCACCTTCTTCTTGAAGTTCAAGATAGGATCTATACCAGCATTAGGACCAGTAGCTGCAGCCTTATGACTGAAACCTGCTCCACCTGCAGTGGCAGTACTCATTGTTGGTGCGTCTTCATTCATATCTGATTTAATTCTTTTTGAATATCAGGATCAATTTCTAACTCAGGAAGCATCCCTATAGGATATTTATTAAGATAAAGAAGTATAGTTTTTAAAATACACCAGTACTCTCTTTCTAATTTGTAAAAGAGTAATGGTGTTGCTGCTTCACCAAAAACATTATAAAGAATAATTAGATGATTTATAATCAAATGTATCCTTAATTGACCACCTCTAACGTAACGTTTAAGTAAACGTTTGAGGTACTTAAATCTTTTAAGGTCTTCATCAAAATCCTCACGTGTAACACAGTGAGGATTTTCATAATGCTTAATGGCGAACAGAATGTAAGTGTCTTCATTCAGTTCGTCAAATTTCATATACTATTATGTCGATGTAAAGGTTTTAGTAGTACCAGATCCACCAGCACCGATTGTATCACCTAGAACAAATACCTTATCGGATGCTGTGTTTGTACCAGCGTCCTTGATTGTTCCAGAGATTGTCTGAGCACCAATAGTATGTACCTTATCAGCAGCTGCAGCTGTGAATGTAAATTCAACACGGTTTGTACCTGTCTGTGCAGCAGCAGTTGCAGTAATGGAAGCACTATCTGTAGTATTAGTAACTACAAGTGTT